TTGAGATACCAACTGAACTTCTTGACTTTAAGTTCACTTTACGAGACTCTCAACAGTCTGTATATGATGAAGTCGAAGGCAGTTGTATAATTAACGCTTGGGTAAGTTGGGGAAAGACATTTACTGCGTTAGCTATCGCAAATAAATTACAACAGAAAACTTTAATCGTTACCCACACTTTAGCGTTACGAGCGCAGTGGGAAAAAGAAGTACAAAAAGTTTTCGGGGTTACGGCGGGTGTGATTGGCTCAGGGAAGTTTGAGATCGATTCCCCCTTTGTCGTTGGAAATGTGCAAACTTTGTATCGAAATATCGACAAAATCACAAAGGAGTTCGGTACTATTATACTTGATGAGATGCATCATGTAAGTAGTCCAACTTTTACACGAATTATTGATGCTTCGAGAGCAAAGAATAAAATTGGTTTAACAGGAACCTTGCAACGAAAAGATGGAAGACATGTAGTCTTTCGTGATTACTTTTCGAGTACTGTTTTTAAACCACCGAAAGAGAATTATCTTACACCAAGTGTAGATATTATAAACTCTGGTATTCGTTTCATGGATGGCAATGTTGACTGGGCTACAAGAGTCAACAATCTTGCTTTTGATTGGGAATACCAAAACATGATCGGTATACTTGCCGCAAGTTATGCAGCAAAAGGTCATAAAGTTCTAGTAGTAGCCGATAGAGTGGACTTTCTTAAGAGCTGTGCAAGGCTCGTAGGAGACAATGCAATCTGCGTAACTGGAGATATTCCACACCAGCAGAGAGCAGAGATGGTTAAGGAAATCTTTACTGACAAAGATGTTCTGTTTGGAACACAAAGTATCTTCTCAGAAGGTATCAGTTTAGATTGCCTTAGTTGTCTCATTTTAGGGACGCCCATAAACAATGAGCCTTTGCTCACACAGTTAATTGGGCGAGTAATAAGAATGTATGACGGAAAACAACAGCCGAAAGTGGTAGATATTAACTTACATGGTCGAACAGCTAGAAAGCAAGCTTCGGCGAGAAGGGGATATTATATGCGACAGGGCTATGAAGTTTTTGAAGTATAGCATGAAAAAATATATCTTGACACGGAGTTAAAAGTTTGTTATAATATGTTATTCTATAATTGGGAAAAAGTAAAAAGGGAAAGCAACGGGAGTGTCAAAGACATTTTGACAATCCTTCATATACTTACCTATAAGCTACCACCAGTGAATAGACATGATAGAATATATAAGTTCTGGACTAAAAGTTTTCATGGGGATTCGTTCCTAGTAAACCCAGAGGCGTTATTCATTCAGCGTAGGAGATATTCAGATGGCGAGATTGCACAATATGCAGGTATCGCATCTTTGCGTAATTATTTTGAATATCAGAAAAACAAAGATACCACATTAGACCTCCTTCACTTTACAGGGAACGAGGACAGTATTAAAAACAATAGATTACTACGAATAGAAAATGACAGAATACATTTTTTGTTTGAAGAAATCACTTTAAAGGAATTAAAATGGCAATAAAATTTAATCAAACCAAGGGCGAAGCCCAAAAAAATAAAATCGACAGTTATCAATATGTCGAAGGCGACAACAAAGTAAGAATGGTTGGGGATATGCTTCCTCGCTATGTTTACTGGTTGAAAGGCGAAAACGGTAAGAATTTACCATTCGAGTGTCTATCATTCGATAGAGACGCAGAAGCATTTACCAACGTAGAAAAAGACTGGGTGAGAGAGTATCATCCTGAACTTAAATGCGGTTGGTCTTATGCTATCCAATGTATCCACGATGGAAAAGTCAAAGTACTAAACTTAAAGAAAAAATTACTCGAGCAGATAATGGTTGCAGCAGAAGATCTTGGTGATCCAACTGATCCAGTAACTGGTTGGGATGTTTACTTTAAGAGAGTTAAGACTGGACCAATGGCTTACAATGTTGAATATCAACTACAGGCTCTTAAATGCAAACCTAGAGCTTTAGACGATGCTGAGATGGAACTCATCGCAGAACTTAAGTCAATGGACGAAGTACTTACTCGACCAACAGCGGATGCCCAAAAAGAACTACTTGACAGATTACGAGAAGGTGCAGATAACTCTACACCAGACGAAAATGTCTCTGATGAGTTTGATATAACTTAGGAGAACATTATGTTAACAGTAGGCGACAAATTTCCAGACTTGAATCTAAAAGGTGTAAATGATGAAAATGATTTCATTGATGTAGATGTATTACTAGCAGAATGGACTGTAATATATTTCTACCCAAAAGACTTTACTTTCATTTGCCCAACAGAGATTGCAGCAATGGATGAATTATCAACTCATTGCGATGTTATCGGAGTTAGTGGAGACAACGAATTTTGTAAACTAGCATGGAAGAAAGACAATTCTTTAATCAGGGATATAGATCATATTCTTGCGGCAGACTGCGGTCTTACTCTTTCCAGACAACTAGGAATAGTTAACGAGGAAGAGGGAGTATGTTACAGAGCAACTTTCATTGTAGATCCTGAAGGAACAATTCAACATGTATCAGTAAATGCGTTAGATACAGGAAGAAGCGCAATCGAAGTTTTACGAACACTACAAGCCTTACAGGCTGGTGGTCTTACAGGGTGTTCTTGGACACTCGGAGATGAGTTCGTAGGATGAAAAAAGAATTTCTTATCTTTCTAGCATTTTTAGGCGGAACTATGGCTGTTGCTTATGACAACCTTGAATATAAAGGTGGGTCACGAAACAGTGCTTGCTATGGCGAGTGTTATGACGAATATGTAAAAACATATGGTACTCCTTCAGATATAGAAAGAAATAAACAATTATTGGCACAAGCCGATGAATTTAGTAGCATTAGAGGTTTATGGGCAGGCTGTGCAGCATGTCATGGACAAGAAGGTGAGGGCGGCATTGGTCCGACCTTGGCAGGACAGTCCGAAACAGATATTAGTACTAAATTAACCACATATAAGAATGGAGGTATGATTGGTTCACAGTCTGCCTTAATGTGGGGTCAGGCGGCTATGTTGTCTGAAAACGATATTAATACTATCGCTAAATTTATACAACAAGGGCTTCCAAAATGATCTTATTTACTGCAGATTGGCATATAAAACTCGGTCAAAAGAATGTACCACTGCCTTGGGCATGTACACGCTATGAAATGTTTTTTGAACAAGTTCATGACTTAGAGAAAGATGTTGACCTGCACATCATTGGTGGGGACTTATTTGATAGAGTCCCCAGCATGGATGAACTTACACTTTACTTTGACTTTGTAAAGGGTGTCACAGTGCGCACTATTATATTTGATGGTAACCACGAAGCAACTCGCAAAAACAAAACATTCTTTACAAATTTAAAAAAAGTTACAGAACAATTAAATTCACTAGTAACAGTTATAGATGAAACTACAGTGGATGATTTTAGTAATTATGCAATATTACCATATGCAGACTTACATAGAAAAAATAGTATTGAAGATATAAGTTCAGCAGTATTATTTACTCACGTTCGTGGAGAGATACCTCCTCATGTGCAACCTGAAGTAGACTTATCACGATTTGATAAGTTCAAAGTTGTATTTGCAGGAGACTTGCACGCACATAGCAATACACAAAGAAACATAGTATATCCTGGTAGTCCAATGACTACAAGTTTTCATAGAAATAATGTTGAAACAGGATATCTAATGATAGACGATAATGATGGATTTCAATGGACATGGCATACTTTTGATTTACCACAGTTAATTCGTAAGACAGTTACAGATCCGAGTGAAATGGTGCAGACTGAGTTTGACCATACTATATATGAAATTGAGGGAGATGTATCTGATTTAAGTAATATCAAAAATAGTGAATTACTTGATAAAAAAGTTATAAAAAGAAAGACAGAAGCCACTCTAATATTAGGCAAAGAGATGACAATGGAAGAAGAATTAGGAGAGTACCTAAGTTATATATTAGAGTTAGATGATAGTAAAGTTAAAAATATTTTAGGAGTGTTTAGTGATTACGCTAAAGAAGTTACAGTGGAGTAATTGTTTTAGCTATGGTGAAGGAAACGAGTTAAACTTAAACGAATCTATAGTTACACAATTAGTAGGCACAAATGGAGCAGGTAAAAGTTCTATTCCTTTGATTCTTGAAGAAGTATTATTCAACAAAAACTCAAAAGGAATTAAAAAAGCAGAAATACCAAATCGTGAAGTCAACAAAGGCTATGATATATCTTTGTCTTTTGATGTTGTAGATGATGAGTATAAAATTGAAGTTGCTCGTAGAGGTAATATAAAAGTAAAACTCTACAAGAACGGAGATGATATATCCAGTCATACAGCTACAAATACATACAAGACGCTAGAAGAAATTATTGGTATAGATTTTAAAACTTTCTCACAGATTGTTTATCAGAATACCAATGCTAGTCTACAATTCTTGACTGCCACAGACACTAATCGTAAAAGATTCTTAATTGATTTGTTACAGTTAGATAATTATGTAAAATACTTTGATGTTTTTAAAGAATTATCACGAAATTTAGCTGGAGACGTTTCAAATATACAAGGGAAAATTGACACAATCGATAAGTGGTTATCAGATAATTATTTGGAAGATACATCACTACTATCGAAATTAGAATTACCATTTTACTCAGAAGAAGATGAAGAGTCTTTACGTTCTTTACAAATAGAATTCCAAAATATTTCAGAAATTACGAAAAAAATTAACCAAAATAATTTATACAAAAGCCAGTTAGAATCCATAGATTTAGGACTAGCGAAAGAGTATGTTGACAACAATGAATGGCAAGACACAGAGCAGTTAGTAGAGGAGATTGGAGAAATAAAATCAAGAGGTGCTCAAGAAGTACGCATGGTTAAGAAGTATATGGACTTGCAAGAAATAGATGATGCAGGATGTCCTACTTGTGGTCAAGAGATAGATTTAGCATTTATAAAACAAGAGTTACACAAACATCAAACTGCTCGCACAGCATACTCTGAAAAGCTAGAAGAAGCAAATGACAGGCTTACAGATATAAACTATGCCAATAAAATGCTGAAACAAATGGAACAAAAGATAAATAGTTGGGAAGAAATCTATAGAAGTATAGATCAAACTTTGCCCTTAGAAGTTCCAGACTCTGAAGAAATACAAGACAAAATAATCAAATTGAAAGAAAGAATAAGTAATAGACAAGAAAGAGTAAACGAAGTAATCGAAGAAAACGAACGCAGAGAAAGACACAATACTCGACTTTCAATTATTGAAGAACAACAAACAGATTTTGAAGATCAACACAAAGAATTAGTTGCAGAACTAAAAGATGCGAATGATAAGTTTGCAAATGTTGATATACTTAAAAAAGCTTTTAGTACAAATGGACTACTAGCATATAAAATTGAGAACTTAGTAAAAGATCTCGAAGAATTAACAAACGAATACCTTGCTGAGTTATCAGATGGAAGATTTAGTTTAGAATTTGTAGTATTAAATGATAAATTAAATGTAGAAATAGATGATAATGGCAAAACTGTAGATATATTAGCTTTGAGTGCAGGAGAGTTAGCAAGAGTTAACACTTCAACACTTTTAGCAATTCGTAAACTAATGAGTAGTATATCTAAGTCTCAGATAAATGTGTTATTCCTAGACGAAGTAACAAATGTTTTAGATGAGCAAGGAAAGGAACGACTAGTAGAATTACTACTAAGAGAGGAAAATTTGAATACTTATATAGTATCACATGGATGGACACACCCTTTACTCGCTAAAATAGAAGTAGTGAAAGAAGAAAAAGTAAGCAGGCTCGAACTTGGTTAATCCTAGACAAAAAGGTAACCGAGGTGAGCAACAAGTATTATCTATGCTTGAACGACTTACAGACGAGAAATGGGTACAAACTCCAGGATCTGGAAGTGGAAAGATCAAAGGAGATTGCATGGTGCCTGACAAAGTAAATTTATTTACTGTCGAAGTCAAGTTTTATAAAGACATTGGTTTTAATAGTAAGATATACACTCAGAAAAGTAATAATCTTTTCAAATGGTGGAGTAAACTTTGTAAACAAGCACAACAAATGGAACAAGAACCACTGTTGATATTTAGAGAGAACCACGGAAAGTTCTTTGCAGCAACAGTACGAAAACCAAAAAATACATTGCGTTATATGCACATTGCCTGGCTAGGTGCGTATATACTAATCGCAGAACACTGGCTAGAAAAAGAGGAGATACAATTTACAAATGGCGATAACATTCTCAGACCTTGGGAACCCAATTCAAAATGGGAACTTGCTGATAGTTGATAGTCTCAATATAGCTTTTAGGTGGAAACATCAGGGTGTAACAGACTTCAAATATGATTATGTACGAACAGTAGAAAGTTTAGCAAAGTCATACAACGCAGGTAATATTATAATTACTGCTGACGGTGGCAGTTCTTATAGAAAAGAAATATTCCCAGAA